GCCGCGTCATCTGTCGCCATGAGCTTAAACCTCTCAAGTAGGAACCAGGATGTACGTCATCCAGACCGATCAAACCTCGCGTGCCATGAGGGCACTACTCCACTTTGATACTACTAGTATAACGACTACTGGACAAATGTCCAGCAGAAAATTTAGAATGCAGAATGCAAAATGGGGCGGAAGGTCTCGTTGTGCGATACTTCGGTTGTGTCGCCGGGAGACATTTGGCAGGTGTGGCGTGGATAGGATCGGCTATAGTTCTGCACAAGTGATGACACTTTGCGTCACCTTCTGTTCGGTGTTTTTGTGACACAAAAACAACCTGCAATTTGTGTCACGGCGCGTTACAAAGAAGGGGTTGTTTCTATAACGGCGTTCCCGAGCGGGTATACGCCAAAAGCGGCTACAGAGGCGCCGCCCATTTGTCGTCCCGCAAGGGTATAGATCGGGAACATGGCCTTACACTAAGCCGGTTAGTGTCGCGGGATGTTTACTTTGGCGGCGGCAGGTGAACCCTTGCTTCATTTATGGCCGATAGTTCAAACGTGGCTTGAACTACGGCGCAAAACCTACTCCAGACGCGAGGCTTCGGCGCGGCGGGTTTCGAGGGTGTCCCAGAGTTCCTGCAGGGCGTTGAGCTGGCCGGCGGCGTGGGCGAGGTAGCCGGGTTCTTTGGCAGTGGCCATGGTGGCGACCAGGGTGCGGATGTCGGAGATGCTGTCCTGCAGCTCGAGCATGACGGCGAGGTAGGCGGGCGGCGCCTGGTCGCGGGAGAAGGCGAGGGCGCCCTCGCGGTCGAAGTCTTCGTTGACGGTGTAGAGGTCAGCGGGGATGGTTTTGGTTTTTTGCGTAAATAGCATAATGTTTTGTGTTCGGGGTTTGCGAATGGCGAATGGGTTAGGGCATCGTTCGTGATGCTTTAGCCGCGGCGCATTATGATGATCTCCAGCGCGTGGATGGCGTTCTGCAGGTGCGGGCCGCAGTCCCAGCAGATGGGGCCGTAGTGGCGGTCGTGGCCGTGGACATCTTGGATACGAAGCGGCTTGGAACAGATGCCGCAGCGCGGGATGTCACTGCCGCGGCGTCCGGGGCGTAGGCGGCTGGGCGGGGCTGGCGGCGACATGGTCATCAGTAGCTGCCTCCTCCGCGGCTGCGCAGGATGTCGCCCTCGACGTTGATGGCGTCGGAGAGGCAAACGTATCTCAAGAGATCTACAAAATCTTTAGTCGCGCCTTTTTTACCGTCAGCCGCAGTGTAAGTTTGCAACGCATAGATTAAGTTTTTGCAGTTCTCGCTGATATAGAGCTTCGGCTGGTTGCGCGCGTCCACCGGCTTCTCGGGGTTGTATGACAGGGCGTCATTGATCATGCTGACGCCTTCATCGATGCTGTCGCCCGGGGTTGCCGTGAAGAGCATGCCGAGGTCGGCCATTTCGTCGATGAGGGTCGTTGGGGATTCCTTGCCGAGGGTGCGGGCGTTGCCGTAGCGACTATCCATCCAGCGCTCAAAGATTTCCTCGCCGCTTTCAACGCGCAAAATCTCGTCCTTGTAGCGCTCGAGGCCGAAGCCGAAGTCCTGCTGCGCGGGTCCGGGCTTGCCGTCGAGCTTCTTGCCATCCGGCAGCGCCCACTCGCCGGCATAACCGATGCCTTCGATGTATGATGTTTGGTCGGGCCACTCGCGGTAGACAACAATGCGGCCGGATGTGTCGTGGACGGTCCAGATCATGGCCCAGTTTTTGCCGCTCGCCGGATCGACCCAATGGTAGCGAGTGCCTTGCGGGACAACGCTGTGGCGGATGACGTGAACCTTGGGATTGAAGAGCGGGAAGCGGCCGCTGATGGCTTTGGTCGGGACGCCGTAGGCTCGGCAGAGGATTTTTTCTTTGGTCTCGCTTTGCAGCTCCTTCTTCATGCGCGACCAACCGGCCCAGGGATTGCTTTGGGTGTGGAAGTAGAGGATCGGGCGGCCTTTGGGATTTATCTGCTCAATGGGCACCTGTTCGTACCCTGCGAGCACTCCGTTTGTGACTCCGAGGCACTGCTTGTATTGCGGCAGTAGTTCGGCGTCCACCTCCTGCACATTTTTTGCACCACTCAAGTAGTCAGCTACGGTCGGCGACCAGCCCTGCACCGGCGTGAAGGTGACGGCGAGCTTTCCATTGCGGTCCACCAAGCGGAAACGGAGGGTTTCAAGGACATCCAGCGGCACCAGCTCGTCCGCCCAAGCCATGTCAATCTCGCCGCCCTCAATCGTGCTTGGGTCTTGGGCGTAGTTGCGAAAAATGCAGACCGCTTGGTTTGGTGCAACGAATTTTGCCTCGGTAAAGCCACCTTTGACGCTGTAGGTGATGTTCGTGACTTGGCCTTTGCGCGCGTTGCGCCACTCCGGCGGCATGTATTTCCAGATGCGCGGCTGCTGAAGCTCAATGCTGTTCGGAGCAGTGGTTTGAAAGCACCAGACAACGGCCCCGGGCTTGGAATACATGGTCTTGATGACCTCCTTGGCCGCCCATTCGGTCTTTCCGCTGCGGTTTCCGCCCATGACGAGGATTTCGCGGTGCTTTTCCAGCAATTCGGACGCGCGTTTCCACACCGGCGGGATGTAGCCATAGCGAAACGGGTCTGATGCCTCGCGGGCGATCAGCTCTTCCCTCGTTTTTAAGTATTTCCAGCCTTCGTCCGGCCCCAGTCTCTCGAGCAAGTCGAGATCGACCTGCATGACGGGGTGCGGTGTGGGCTTGAAGCGTTGTGCGTGCTCGTTCATCCGTCATAGCACCCGCACGGCACATGGTGCGGGTCGTGTTTGTCCAGCCAGTCGAAAAGTTTGAGCTGATCGTCGTCTGCTTTGACGATCTCCGTCCACTTGGTGCCAAACGCTAGTCCTTCCTTCGGCCCCTTGACCTTGACGTTCTCCTCCAGCGCGACCGCCCGCTGATAGTATTCCGGCGCTTGGTCGCGGAGGCGCAGGATTTCGCGCAGCTTCATCGCGGGGCAGAAGAAGCAGGATGACTTGCCTGCTTGTGGCAGGCCGTGGCGGGCGATGGCTTCAACGCACTCTTTGCGCGCCCATTGCCACTCAATCAGCGGGAACCAGTTGACCGCCGTGCGACCCTTCGCCAGATCGTTGCTAACGACATAGGTGGCGCGGTGGCCTTCGGCAAAGTCAAAGCCAACCGCTTGCGTCACCGTCTTGCAGTCGTTGGCGTCCATCCATTGCCGGATGCGCTTACGCTGCGGCTCTTGCTTGTATTTCAGCGAGCAGGCTTTGTATCCGTAGGCAAGACTCGGCAACTGTTGGCGGCGCTTGCACTCGCCTTCCAGCCCTTCAAACCCTCCCTTGTAAGTCTTGAAGACCGTTTCAATCGGCAGGCCAAACCACTCTTGGCACTTGTCCGACATAACGCGCAAATGCTCGTAGGTGTGCGGGAGTTCGCCGCCAGTATCGGCAAACAGGATCAGCGCAGGGCGGATGCCGCGCTCGCGGAAGCCGCAAAGCATGGCGGTGCTGTTGGTGCCGCCGCCGTAGGCGACGATGAGAGGGTGCTCAAGCATTAAAAATAGATCGGGCGCCGGCCGGTGCGTTTGCGCAACGCCAGCTTCCCCCGAAGCCGTTGTTTAAACCGGCTCGGCGCCCAAAATGTCCAAAGTCGGATTCTCCGCGGCAGCGAGCTGGTCGATGCGCGCAGTCAGCCACCGGCCGCTATCCTCGCGGCAGACGGTGACGTAGTCGTTCTCGAGGCCACCCTGCGCAACAACGTAGAGCACGCGGCAGGTGCCGATGCCGTCTACTTCGACGCGGAAGTTTTGGGGTGGCCAAGAGATCATGGAAAGAATGTGCAGGCGCCCCACTCGTCTCGCTCGGTGGAGCTGGGCATCCCGGAGATGGTCCGCGGCGTCACACCACATGAACGCCGGCGAGAACCCGCTTGAGCCTGCAACTTGAAAGTCATTTGGATTGTTTGCGCTTGCGCGCGGCGAACGCCGCAGCCAAGGCTGGCAGCTTGTTGGTTGCGCGCTCTTTGCCAACCTCATGGAAGAGCTTGATGGCTTGCTTGAGTTTGGCCTTGATCTCCGGCGTGTCGCTCGGATGGGCCGTCAGGTCGTACATATCTCGGGGCTTAGTCATAAATGGTTACCCTCCATAGCCCAATTTGCGCCACCGCATAGCCGAGCCATATGAGACCGTGCCAGTAGCGGTGTTGGATGAGGCCGAGGTCGATGGCGACGGCGAAATAAATGAAGCCGACCAAGGCGATGAGGGCGCCGGAGGTCATCGGCGCGCTTTGGCGGTCTTGGCGGATGCGCGGAAGGCTTTGGCGGTGGGCGCGCCGGCGGAACCGGGCTTGCGCATGCGCTCACCGCTTCCGGCGGCGATGCGGGCTTTTTTGGCGTGGATGTTGGCGTATAGTCCTGCGGGTTTTTTCATAATTATTCTTCTTCGTTGTTTCCGTAGCGGATGGCCCAAGCGAACATGCCGCCATAGGCTGCCAAGGCGCCGAGCACTA